CTTTATGGTTGGGCACGAAGTATGTGTAAGAACGGTGATTATTATCTTTACCTTGATGTAGACGAGAAAATAGGAATCAAATCTGTTCTCGCTTTGCCTCCCGGTGAGATTGAAAGATTAGAAGGTGAAGATAAAACAAATCCAAATTATCTACAATTCCAGTGGAACTCTGGCGGGATGACTTTTGAAAATTGGCAGATTGCCAACTTCCGCATCCTTGGTAACGATAAGTATGCTCCATACGGAACATCAATTCTAGAGCCTGCACGTCGAATCTGGCGTCAATTAACTCTTTTAGAAGACGCAATGATGGCTTACCGCATTGTTCGTTCACCAGAAAGGAGAATTTTTTACATTGACGTTGGTAACATTGCCCCCGAAGATGTTGAGCAATACATGGAGAGGGTCAAAACCACTCTAAAAAGAAACCAAGTCTTAGATCCTGATACGGGTCGTGTTGACTTGCGTTACAACCCAATGTCCATCGATGAGGATTATTACATTCCTGTTCGTGGTGGACAAAGCTCTCGTATCGAGAATCTTCCCGGTGGTGCATTCACTGGCGACATTGATGATGTAAACTATCTCCGCGATAAACTCTTTTCAGCCCTAAAGATCCCCCGTTCTTACTTGGCTCGTGGAGAGGGTGCTGACGAAGATAAAACTACTCTAGCCCAGAAAGACATTCGTTTTGCAAGAACGATTCAAAGACTACAGCGTTCAGTTGTTTCTGAGTTGGAAAAGATTTGTTTGGTTCACCTTTATGTTTTAGGCTACAGAGGCGATGACCTTTTATCCTTTAAACTAAAGCTAAACAACCCAAGCAAGATTGCCGAACTACAAGAGTTGGAACAATGGGAAAAGAAGTTCGCTGTTGCATCAGCAGCAACCGAAGGTTATGTTTCCCGTCGCTGGGTTGCCACACACCTATTCAATATGTCTGACGAAGAGTTTATTAAGAATGAAGAGGAAATGTTCTATGACGCAAAATTCAGAGCATCTTTGGAAGCCGCTGGCGAAGCACCAGAAGCAGCTAGTGCTGCCGGTGGGCTTGACCTTGGTGGCGATGATGAACTTGACTTGGGTGGTGAAGGTGAAGACCTCGACCTTGGAGGAGACGAAGAAGCCGATGAGGCAGACACGGGTCCGCTCTTGGCTGAACCTGCTGATGAGGAGTTGACCGAGGCTGATGAAGATACAATTCATTACACATTCAAAGACGGCAAGACAACAACTAATAAATCTAAAGGTAAAATGTATGAGCCTGTAAAGGTAGACCGTAGGAAGGACGGCGCAAAGAAGCGCCACAACAGTGCTTTAGCCAATCCTATCGGCGGTCAACGCACCACTGCACGCGCTACAGGAGCCGAAGAGTTAGGTAAACTCGCCAAGGGTTATGTTTTTGCCGAGAACAAAACTATTTATGATGGAGTTGAATCAACGATTTTTAATTCTAATAAGGAAATCGAAAAACTAATAGAAAGTTTGGAGAAGGTAAATGAAAGTAAAACATAATAAAAAAAGAAACACAGCCTTTTTGTTTGAAGCCCTAGTGCGTGAAATGACAAAGGCAGCAGTCCGTGGAGACAAAAAGAAAAAAGCAAAGATCCTAAAGGTGATTAAAGAGCATTTTTCAAAAGGTTCACCTCTCTACAAGGAACTCCAAGTATACAAAAGCATTTATGAAACAAATGGAGCAGACGCTCTTACGGCAACAAAGATTATTGTTGAATGCCGCAATGAGCATCGTTCATTAGATAAAAAGGAATTGTTCAAGAAACAGTCCTTTCTTATTTCAGAAGTGAACAAAACTATTTCACCAAGAGTTTACAACAATTTTGTTCCAAATTACAGAATGTTGGCAACTATTGCACAATTATTCAACGATGATACTCCAGCAAGGTCAAGAGTTCTATTAGAGAATAACTTGGTAAAGGGTATGACATCACAAGTAAAAGAAGCAAAACAAAAGAAAGGAATGGATGATTTTACTTTTGGACAGTATGTAAAGGTTTTCAATGACGAGTATTCCTCATTGTTGAAAGAACAAAAACAAGTTTTAGGCTTTTACATCAACGACAAAACATCTTTGATGGTTTACCTAAACGAAGAAATCGGTAGACTCCGCACAGTCTTGTCAGAGGGTTTAAAGCTTGATGAAATCAAGAACGACGAACTAATGACCGAGAATACGAAAATGATTATTTCAATTCTTGACGAGATGAAAGAAAACAAACCAACTGACCAAACTATAATTGAAATTATGAAAATTCAAAAATTGGTTAGCGAGATTCAATCCAATGACGATTAAAATAAAAATCAAACGCAAAGCTGAAGCTCCAAAGATCACAAAAAAGATTCCTGTAAAGAAATCAATTGATGGAAATTTGATGTTTCTTACACACCCTCACATCAACGTTTCAGTAAACGTGAACAAAGGGACCGTGTTAACATTTGCAAAAGATGGTAATTACACCGACGACGCTTATGCTGCAATGAAAAGATTGTTGAATTACTTGGCTGAATCAGGTTTAGTAGCTTTTGATTCAATCCAAGGTGGAAACATCTATGCTTCATTACAAGCCACCTTTTTGAAACCAAAGGACGAAGATAGATCATTGGTACAACTCATTACATACCATGTTGGTGAATTCTTGGACAAAGAAGACCTTGAAGTTTATGACGAATACTATGCGGACGAATTTGAAGAATACTTATTGGACCCTGATGAAGAGGATTCAACTGAGTTGGGCGAAGTGCCGCAAGAAGAAAAGAAAGGCGTTTTGAATAAAAATCCACAAGTCACGCCACTTGTTTACAGAATCTAATGGAACTTGTAACATTTATTTTAGTAGCCTATGGGCTCACACAGATCCTAGTATACGGATCAATTCTAAATTCAATAAGACCAAAAAAGGGTAGTCTAGGAGAACTCTTCCAATGCTCAATGTGTATGGGCTTTTGGGTAGGGTTCTTTCTGTGCGTCATTTCTCCTTTTACGCCACTATTTACATTTGAACCAAACTTCATAACACCCTTTTTATTAGGGTGCCTAAGTTCTGGAACAAGTTACATCCTCTGTCAAACATTTGACGACGAGGGTATAAAAATAAAGGGGTCAAAATGAGAGGACACAACATTTACACAGAAAATCACTGGATGCTTCGCCCTCCAACCAATTGCTGTAAGGGATCTTAGCTATGTCAAAGAAACAAGTATTAATAGAGTATTTTCAACTTGAAACACTAACGGAAGCCAAACGTGCTGACGATGGTTACGTTTACCTAAAAGGTCTCCTCCAACACGCCAATAAAAAGAATGGCAACGGTAGAGTTTACCCACCTCGCGCTCTTGCAAGAGAAGTCGAGAACTACCGAAAGATTGTCCGTGAGCGCAGAGCCTACGGAGAACTCGACCACCCCGACACATCCGTCGTAGAACTAAAAAACGCATCACACCTTATTACTGAAATCCGTATGGATGGCGATGCAGTTTACGGAACACTAAAACTGCTCAATACCCCAGCAGGAAAGATTGCACAGCAACTCGTCCTCGACGGCGGTTCATTGGGTATCTCCTCCCGTGGCTTAGGCTCTACTCGTCAAGAGAGCGGACTAACTATGGTAGAGGACGACTTTACACTTATTTGCTTTGACCTTGTTTCAGAGGCATCCACCCCCGGTGCTTACCTTATGAAAGAAGCAAAGGAAAGAGAAATCTTTGGCAAGGCTGATAGAATCAACCGAGCACTCAATGACATTCTTGTCGGAAGAAAATAAATGAACAAGAATCAACTAAGAGAAATAATCAAAGAAGAAATACAAGCAGTCGTCACTGAAGGTATGCTCGACAATGTTGGTCTAAAAGACACAGATGTCTCCGAGGACGACTACAAAAAGTTTGCCGAAAAAGTAAAAACTATGTTTGGTGGTTCTATTGATAAAGAAGACATTCCCGCAAAATGGGAAAAAACAATAGGCTATCCCCTAATGAAACCCGAACTAAAGAACCTCGCTAAAAGACTTATGAGAGACAGACTTCTTTACTTGGGTGGAGACTTTGACCTATGAATAAAGAACAACTAAAAAAACTTATCAAAGAAGAACTACAAGCAGTCCTCAATGAAGACGGACACACCGATGTTGCAAGCGCACGTCGTCAACTCGCTTTGGCTATTGAAGATAGCAAACAAATGCTTGACGCCCTTGCCAATCTCCCCGGTGAAGGTAGTCTTCCTTCTTGGTGGATGAAAAAGGTGGCTGTATCTTCAGCTTACCTAAACGGTGCAAGAGATTACCTGCTTACAAGCGGCGAAGCTATGAACGAAATGGAAATCCGTTCAATGGATGCAGGCGAGCAAAGAAGAAAGTGCGCCCGATTAAAGAAATCACACGAGAGAGCAATGGCTGATGCCTACGCTGACCCACAAGGTTATGGCGCTATCGAGGTGAAAACCATTGAAAGAATGGCAACAAAAGCTGATTGTGAATGGTTGAGGGAACTATGAAGAAAGCAGAATTAAAAAAACTTATTAAACCGATTATTAAAGAATGTATGCACGAAGTCATTATTGAAAGCGGCGTACTTTCTAACATCGTATCTGAAGTGGCAAAAGGAATGGGCAACATGATTGTTGAGGCAAAAGAGCCTGAACAAGCCCCGCTTCAAGAAGCCCCACAGAGAAACGTAAATCAAGAAGCTATTGATTTACAAAAAAAGAGATTGCAGGAAAGAAGGGAAAAGCTTGCATCCTCTATTGGGAATGACGCATACAGTCATGTGTTTGAGGGAAT